CTTCACCATCTAAATCAAGAATTCGTAATTTACAATCAATTGGTAGAGTTTTACGAAAGGGAGAGAATAAAGAGAAGGCAACACTGTATGATATAGCTGATGATATTAGTTACAAATCAAGAAAAAACTATACTTTAAATCATTTAATTGAAAGAATTAAAATATACAACGAAGAAAATTTCAATTATGATATAAAAAACATACCTTTGAAAAAATAATGGATAATCAAATTTTAGTATTTGATGATATTATCAATATTGAACATCAAGAAAAAATAAAAAATATTTTACTGGGTGATGAAATTCTCAATGATATAGGTGAATTTCCATGGTATCTTACAAAAGATGTAACAAATGATAATCTACCTAATTCTCAAAAAAGACCTGGATTTTTTCATGCACTGGTAAAATATAATGAAAAAGATGATAATCGTTTAGGTAATGTTTCAAGTTTATTTCATGAATTATTCTTACAATTAATAGAAAACTCATGTGAAAAATTAAACATAAGGGAAGTTGATGTGTATCAGGGTAGATCATTTTTACAATTACCTTTATTTTCAGAAAAACCAAATGTTGATACTCCTCATACTGATCTCTTTGAAAAACATTTTGTAATGTTATATTATGTTATGGATAGTGATGGTGATACAATCATATACAATGAAACAGTAAAATCAGAAAATTATACAATCAAAGAAAAAGTCACACCAAAACAAGGAAGAGTTGTTCTATTTGACGGATCTTTATATCATACAGCTGAACAACCTATAAATAATGTTAGATGCATTGTAAACTACGATCTGATATAATGGGAGAAGAATTTTACGCTATCATTAAACTTGTCTCTGGAGAAGAAATTTTTTCTCTAGTGATGTCTGATGAAGTTAATGATGATACTGTAATCGTTCTTCAAAATCCAGTTATAATCAATATGTTTAATAGTCATGAAGGATCTTATATTAAAGTAAAACCATGGATTGAACTAAGTCATGAAGACTTTTTTATTATAAAGATGGATAAAGTTCTGTATATAACAGAGTCAAAAGACAAAAAGTTAATTAATGTATATAATGATTATATCTCTGACCCTGATGATATCAGTATAAAGATATCAGATAATCAAATAAAACCAGATTCCTCCATGGGTTACATATCTTCTGTTCAAGATGCTCGTAAGAGGCTTGAAGATATATTTAAAGGACTGAAAGAGAACTAATAAAACCCTTAAAACCTCACAAAGGTTATTGTACATGTACTTTACGAACTTGTCAAGTATATTAATTTATGTTATACTAAATTTAACTTGAGAGATACTATGCCAAGAAAAAAAACAGAGCATTACGTCAATAATAAGGAACTTTTGGAGGCAATGATAGTTTATAGAACTAAAGTTTTAAAAGCAAAGGAAATATATTTTAAAAAGTACAAGGAAGATCCACCAAAGACAGGAGCTTGGGAAGGGAAACCACCAATCCCTAATTATTTGGGATCATGTTTTCTAAAAATTGCTACTCATCTTTCATATAAACCAAACTTTGTAAACTACATGTTCCGTGAGGATATGATATCTGATGGTATTGAGAATTGTGTTCAGTACATTAATAATTTTAATCCAGAAAAATCTAGAAATCCTTTTGCATATTTTACTCAAGTCATACACTATGCATTCTTAAGAAGAATACAAAAAGAAAAGAAACAATTGGATATTAAAACAAAGATAATTGAAAAGACTGGATTTGAAGAAGTGATGACAGTAGATGATGGTGCGATGGCAGGTAGTAGTTCTGATTATAATACAATTAAAGATAACATTCAGTATCGAAATAATAATAGATGAAAGTTGCAATTATAACTGATACTCATTACGGCGCACGTAAGGGATCAAAACATCTTCATGATTACTTTGAAATGTTTTATCGTGATGTTTTCTTTCCTTCTTTGGAAAAATATCAGATAGACACTGTAATTCATATGGGTGATATATTTGATAGTCGCAAATCAATTGATTTACAAAGTCTTGAGTGGGCAAAGAGAGTTGTTTTTGAACCTCTTAAAAAATATAATGTCCATTTAACCATTGGTAATCATGATTGTTATTATAAAAATACCAATGATGTTAACTCACCAGAATTATTATTAAGAAATTATTCAAATATTAATGTATATTCAAAAGCTACAGAAATAGAGTTGGATGGACTTAAAGTATTAATGTTACCTTGGATAAATTCTGAAAATTATGAGGAAACTGCATCTATTATTAAAGAAACTGAAGCAAAAGTTGCAATGGGACATTTAGAATTAAATGGATTCAAAGCACATAAGTATCATGTAATGGAAGATGGTATGAACATTGACATCTTCAATAAATTTGAAAAAGTATATTCAGGACATTATCATACAAGATCTGATAATGAAAAGATATATTATTTGGGAAATCCATATGAAATGTATTGGAACGATGTAAATGATGACAGAGGTTTTCACATATTTGACACCGATAATAAAACACACCAATCAATAAATAATCCATATAGATTATTTTATAACATTTATTATGATGATACACCTTATCAAACTTTTGACTTTAGACAATACAATGATAAAATAGTTAAAGTTATTGTTCGAAAAAAAACTGATATTAAACAATTTGAAAAATTTATTGATAAACTTTATAATTCTGGTATACAAGATTTAAAGATAGTAGAAAATTTTGCTATAAACACTAATGATAATTTTGAAGAGTATGATGAAGAGAACACGATTTCTATCTTAAATAGATATATCGATGAATCTGATTTTGATTATGATAAGAGTGTAGTTAAAAATATATTTCAAAATTTGTATCGACAAGCTTGCGAGGTAGAATGATGTATCTTCTCACACTTAAAGACAAAAGGGAAACAGGAGTATATGCTGTTGAAGATAAAACAGGACATAAAGTGTTATTTCTTTTTGAAGAAGAGGACGATGCTGAAAGATATGCTATGATGTTAATGGATGATGAAGATAATAGTGATATGATTGTAATAGAAATAGATGATGATCTTGCACTTAGAACTTGTAAAATAAACAATTACAAGTATGCAATCATCACAGAAAATGACATTATTATTCCACCTAAAAAATGATTATATTTAAAAAAATAAAATGGAAAAACTTCCTTTCTACTGGGGATCATTGGAATGAAGTTAATTTTCAAGAGGCTACAACTAATTTAATTATTGGTGTCAATGGCGCAGGTAAATCTACAATGCTTGATGCTTTGACTTTTGTATTGTTTAATAAATCTTTTCGAAAAATTACTAAATCGCAGTTAATTAATTCGTCAAATGAGAGAGAATGTTTAGTTGAGATAGAGTTTTCATCAAATAATAAAAACTATTTCGTGAGAAGAGGCATTAAACCAAATGTTTTTGATATTGAGATTGATGGAAATCAATTGAGTAAACAAGCTGATGATAGATCAAATCAGAAAATACTAGAGGAAAATATTTTAAAATTAAATTATAAATCATTTACTCAGATAGTCATATTAGGAAGTAGTACATTCGTTCCTTTCATGCAATTATCTGTAAATAATCGTAGAGAAGTTATAGAAGATCTTTTAGATATTCGTATATTTTCTGCTATGAATAATCTCATTAAAGAAAAGTTAAGAGTTCAAAGAGAAAATTTAAGGTCATTAGACTTAAAGAAAGATAATATCAAAGATAAAATAGATATGCAAAAGAATTTTATCAAAGAGTTAGAAGAGCAGGGAAAGAATAGTATTGATACTAAGAAAAAAAAGATAGATTCTTTATCTCTTGAATCAGAGGGTTGTTCAATAGCAAATTTAGCTATCGAGGGGTCTATTGAAACTTTGATTGAACAACAAGAAAATTTAATTGGAGCAGGTGAAAAGTTATTAAAGCTTAACAATTTGAAAGGTAAATTATCTAATAAAGTATCAACCCTTACAAAAGAACATAAGTTCTTCACAGATAATACGGCATGCCCTACCTGCACTCAACCAATAGAGGAAGAGTTTCGGTTAAATAAAATTAATGACGTTCAAACCAAAGCTAAGGAACTCAAAAAAGGTTATCAAGACCTTGAAGATACCATCAAAAAAGAGCAAGACCGAGAGCGTCAATTCAATCAACTATCAAAGGAGATTACTAAACTCAATAATGGCATTTCTAAAAACAACACTAAAATCTCTGGTTTTCAACGACAGATCAGAGATTTGGAATCTGAAATTCAAACTACTACCGAACGATTTAAGAATAGAAATACTGAACATGAAAAACTAAAAGAGTTTAAAAAGAATCTCCAAACAACAATCGAAGAACTATCTGAGAAGAGACAAGACATTAGTCACTATGATTTTGCATATTCTCTTCTAAGAGATGATGGAGTCAAGACAAAAATAATTAAAAAATATTTACCGTTTATCAATCAACAGGTAAATCGATATCTACACCTGATGGATTTTTATATCAATTTCACTCTGGATGAAGAGTTCAGTGAAACTGTTAAGTCACCTATCCATGAGGACTTCTCATACTCTTCTTTCAGTGAAGGAGAGAAGATGCGTATTGACTTGGCATTACTCTTTACTTGGAGAGAAGTTGCAAGAGTCAAGAACTCAGTTAATACAAACTTACTCATTATGGATGAGATATTTGATAGTTCACTTGATGGATTTGGTACAGATGAGTTTCTTAAAATAATTAGATACGTGATTAAAGGTGCAAATGTTTTTGTCATATCACATAAGACTGATTTAAATGACAAATTTGAAAACGTATTAACCTTTGATAAAGTCAAAGGATTTTCAACAATGGTTTCAAAGGAGATTGTAGGAGAATGATGAAGATTTTAATTACTGGACATAAAGGTTTTATTGGCAGTTATGTTTTTGATTTTCTTCAAGACAAATTTAAAAGTAGTTTAATTGAAGGGGTTGATTTTCCTGATGATATTCAAGATTTTAATTTTCCTGATGATGATCCCTATGATGTTGTGATACACTTAGCTGCTTTTGCTGCTCTTCGAGATAGTATAGAAAATCCAAATAAGTTTTGGGAAAATAATGTAGAAAAATCTAAACCTCTCTTTGATTATTGTAGAGAGAATAATATTAGATTATTATACGCAAGTTCAGCAGGAGCACATGTCTGGTGGATGAATCCATATTCAATGACGAAGAAAGTCAATGAAGTTCAAGCACCTCCAAATAGTGTGGGTATGAGATTCTTTAATGTATGGGCAGAAGAGAATAGTCGAGAAGATATGCTTTATCGTATGTTAGTTGACAACACTGCAAAATATTTGACAAGACACAAAAGAGATTGGATACATGTTCACGATGTTGCTGA